AATTACCAATGAACCTTTTAATGTGCCACAAGAGCGAAGAAAGGACCGGGCCGAAAGACGCGAGACGGTTGCGCTTGCCCTCCGGCGCAACCCACTCGGCATCGGGATTGTCATTTACTTGCAATTTTTGCGCCTAGGAACACCGCACCTAGGAATGTTTCAACCGCTGAGAATGTGGCCAAAATCGCTTCAATTGGCCACCCCCAGTTCCAGGTTGCGTTGAGCGCAGCAATCAAAGTGGCAATTGCCGGTAATACAATTGACACCACCCAGCGCAATAGCTCATACCAAAACTTAGGGAGCAGTTTGAATTCTTTTTTACTTGCCATGTTATACCTTCCTCAAATTGTTAGTATTGACCGCCGCATAGACCACGCCATCCATCGAATCTGCACGCAAGACGGCCCTGTCGCCGTTGATTTCGCTTACATAATAGAAGTCGCGCGTCTTATATAGTGGTGTGCCAGTATAATCCACAAACTCAATTGGAAGCACCTTGTCCCCGACCTTGATGGGCGATGGTGTTGGTTGTGGTGCCGGTGAATCACCGACTTTGATGATATTGTTGGTATTGGCTGCACAGTAGACCGTTCCGTCCACGCTGTCTGCTCTTAGTACCGCCCTATCACCGTTTATTTCGCTGATGAAGTAATAATCACGAGTTTGATATAGTGGCGTGCCATAATAGTCCACCCAATCACGCAAAGTCACTTTGTCGCCAATTTTAAGGCCTGGAGTGGGCGTTGGTGGTGTTGGTGGCACAGGTTGCCCTTCGTTGATTTTGTTGGCCTCATCGGCGATATATTGCATCCTAGCGCGCAAATAATCACCAGGGCATGAGGTTGCCGCAAACATCGAGTGCCATGTAAGATTTTGGCCCGGTACCAAATGGCCAAGGCCGTTCCTTTTGGCAATATCTGCCACGAGTTTGATACAAGAAGCCAAAGTTGCGTCTGATACTGGCCATTCGCCGCCGAGCTCTGAGTTTGAGTTCTCAATTGTCACCGAGCATTGGTTTGAAGCCCAATTTGAATTGGTCCAAGCCACGCAATCTTCGTCAACATACCACGCAATTTCGCCATCTACGCCGATTCCGTAGTGGGATGAGCCACCACGTCCAGGGCGTTGGAAGATTGCACCGCATCCGGCGGCACTGTTGACACCGGCCATGTGGTGAATTGTAATGGCCGTGATATTGGCACGAGCTTCCGGGCCGCTGTAATTGCTTGGGTCCGCAGGGTAGCCCGCAGTTGCTAGAGGTGATACTGCCATCTATTCCTCCTCTCCAGGGTCCGTGGTCATATCGCCAGGGCCAATTGGATCATTAAAGTTTTCGTCTTGCATATTTTACTCCTTTCCTATTATTAAATATGCGTCTTTGTGATTAAGCAGTTCGATGCCATCGCCTTACTACGATGTATGGCTGCAAGTTGTTGTGAGCGTTGCCGCCACCAGTATTGCTAATCCACGATGTGCTGCTGGTCTGTCCGGGGGTGATTGTAGACGTGTTGCCGTATGCAAGGAGCCTATCATTACCACCAGGCAAGTTATCGTTGAGCCAATAGTATAACGTGTGGTTGTGGGCCGGCATTTCGCTTGATGTCAAAGTATGAGTTTCTTCGCCACCAGTTGCGCCCACGGTTGTGAACGTTCCGGTATTTTGTGCCACTAGCACACGCCCATCGGTATCTTCCACCCATGTCGTGCCAGCCCAAGTCACATTCGGGTCGAAAGTCGTGTCTGAGGTCTCGTAGTATGAGCCAACAGGGTATGCGATGTCAATAAAGCTGGCCACCGTTGGTTTGTTGGTTAAATCGGTATATGAACCAGTGGTTGCCACGGTTGCGAGCGATGGTGCGCCAATCAAGTCTGAATATTGGCCCGTAGTGGCCACTGTTGCCAAGCTACTGGCGTTGGCCTTAGTGTTCAAGGCGTTTTTGAGGTCTGTCTGGTTGCTCATAGAGCCTACAATTTGGCCCCATTCCGCGCTAGTCTTGCCAGTTGCCGATATAACGTTTTCATCACTGATGTTGATGCCGGTGCCGGCGGAGTATTGAATTGTGCCGCCTGGTGCGCCTTGTGGCCCTGGTGCGCCACGGTCGTTGCTTGTGACCACTTGTCTTATAGTCTGCGAATTATCGCCCACGGTTTGCCTAATAACTGTTGTCATTATTTGTCTCCTTTCTCTCTTTTAAGCAAAGCCTTATACCATCCTGTGTCTACTTTGTGAGCCACCGCCCATTTGTGGAACGGAGCCCAAGCTTCGGCGTTGCCACCGAGTTCGATGAAATACCGCTCCGCCGTAGCTTCGATGGCGTCCTCGTTGTTTGGTTGCGATTCTAATAAAAAGAACAGTTGCAACCGGGCCACCGCAAGGGCGTTCCGGTCACACTTCTGTTCGATTCGGTTGAGTTGGTCCGCCATGTGCTGCAAATTGTCGTGCTTCTTGTCATGGCGTGAAATCATATATTGCGCAAATCCGAATAGGCCCGCAGAGCCGAGGATTGCGATGAATATAGATGCACCAACGTCCATTATTCTTCCTCCCCGTAATAGCTAATCTTGAGCTCGCCCGGTAGGTCACCACTTGCCGTGATATATGCGATAGGTTGCGGCAATACGGCGCGGTCTAGAGCGTTCAGTTGCGAAATCAAAGTCTGGTTTGTGATTTTAGCGTCTGTTGGAGTTGCGAGCACGTACCGCACAACCAAAGGATTTTGTCTCAGCCACTCTTTGAAAGAATTGATATCTGCGGTATCTTTATTCTGGACTAAAATTCCCGGCGTGGCCGTTTTAAGCGCAAACCCATATCTATTTGTTTGCGCATAGGTGTCATAGTATGTTGTCATATTCTTCACCGCAGGTTGTACCACCAAGTTTCTGACTACGGCCGTGGTTGTTCCTTGTTGGAACAGTGCATCAGCTAGTGTACCATCAAGGTTGAACATACAAGCATCTGAATGGTTCGACCAATGTACGAATCCTGTGCCGGTAGATTGTATTGTTGTGTTATTGTGCACGTACCAATCTTTGCCATTCTTGTATATATAATCTTGGTAAGTGCCGATTTTGCGGAGCTCAATGCTCTCATGAAAATCAACGCCAGTGAAGTCATACGTGTGTATATCTTCTGCTCCTAAATAAAAGGTCAAGGTCGCTTTAACTTCATCTGCCCTAGTAGCGAAAACTACATCATAACGTATACCATAATCGTTGCCAACTTTGCGGGTTTGAGTGCCGGTGCTATCATACAAGAACACCCCGGTCCACGACCTGCCAGTGCTGAACACATACGTAGTATTGGGCTCTACGTCTATATCAAGGTGTGCATCATTACCACTCTTATAGGCCTTGTCTTTGTCATACAAGTTGCTGCCGACTAAGTTCAATTTATACTCTGTCTTTTGGTACGGCTGCCAGTTATTGCCGCAGAAGTTTTGCCAATCGGCGGAGTGGTCGCCGGCAAGGAAAGTGGCACGTATATCAAATTTTGTCCCGTATGGCACATTTGGTCTAGTAAATGCACGCAAAGCCTTGTTCACACTTGACTTTGTTGTTGCCTTCATCACAAAAAGCGTTTGATTGCTCGCAAGGTTCAATCTTGCAACCGTTTCTGAACTTGACGTGCCATAAATCATCTCAAAGCTCGCAAATGGGTCATCCGCATTGCTGGTGGACAAAAAGTCAATATAACCTGTCTTATTGGTGATATTGTCAATTTCAAAAATCATTGTGTAAGTAGAACTTGTCGAAAACCCATCAACCGCAGTAGTTGAAAGCCAAAAATTGCCATAGTTAGTTCCATTCGTTTCTACTGTGTACCTAGCCCATCCGTTTCCTAAGTCTGAACTTGACATTCGTTGGAATAGGGTCCAAAACTCCTTGTCTGTTCCTGACGTCGCCATCCCCTGCTTTGTAATCAGTTGAGGGCTTCTGACCGTCACCGTCTGCTCGCCTGTCACCGTGTTTATAGCCTGCGGGTAGTCCGGGTTCGGTGCAGGAACGCCGCCAACGTACGGCTCGTAGTTGAAATCCGCTGGGTTTGGCTCGACAGCTACCACTGATAGTCTAAATGTTATAGAAGAACCGGCTGTTGCCGTATATACGAATGTACGAAGCATTTTATCTGTTCCGCTAAAATCAGCTACGGTCTCAAATGGCAAAACATAGGTTTCACCGGCACTTATAAGATTAAAATACAATTCCGAAGCGTTTCCTGCTTGTGAAGTGGCTTGAGCCGATGTTGCTTTCAAATACGCAGTTCCGGAATCATAAGTAACGCTTTTTACCTCCACCACAGCGTAGTATGTCGTGCTTGTAGAAATATTCGTTGAGGCATTTGTGTATAGGTTTGTAAATGTATTCGTGTTTCCAGTGACCGTTATCCACCCATCGCTATCAACGCTAACATTTGAAGCCCATGTTCCATATTTATCTGCTACATTAAATAGGTTTTTCCCACTATAAGTCTGTTGCGTGGTGTCACCGTTGATTCGCTCTAAGCCCATCTTCCACCATGCGACATCAGTCAAAGCGATGTTTGTGCCAGTAGCATACTTTTGCACGCCATGTACCGGCAATATCTCGGCAAGTTTGGCCCAGAATTGCTCGGTCCGGTTCTGTGGTTCCGGTGCAATCACGCCCGGCATACCTGCGGCGGCCGCAAAGAATCGCACATCGACCTTCTGCGGGCCAATATGGAACGCGCCCTCAATCTTTAATGTTTCGATTGGCGCAATTCCGGCAACGTAGGCAAGCCACTGTTCGCATAATGATGCGGGTGCTGGCAATTCTACGCTCGTGTCGCCGGCAATAAACGCCAAATACTGCTCCAAACGGCTCAGAGGGGCCTCTGGTGGCGTCACACCGGCCATCTGCGCCGCTGCGCCTAAGTAAAGTTCAACTCTGTTTAGGGGTGTTGGTAAGTTTTCCATTATTCACCTCCGGCCTCGGCGTTATTCGGGTGCCCGATTATTGTAAACGTACCGTAAGCCATCGGCTCGGCGTTGCTCGTTCCATCCATATCAGTGGCAATTATGTCGAAGTAGTACGGTATAACATCCGGGTCCTGGTAAGTATTGGCCTCGGACAAAGTGAAAGTCACTCGCCCTGGTTCCTCAGTTTGGTTGTCAATCACGCCCTCGACCTTGAATGTCGCATCGGAATCGTCTGAATCTGTGTCCCATGGCACGGTCTTAGCCGTGAGCCAGAATCTCTTTTGTGTTAAATCTATGTAATACCCATTTTTGTCGACTCGTTCAAACACGATGGTTGTCGCGCAGCCACGAAAAATTGGATCAAGTTGAATTGGCTGTAATCCACCGAACATATTATTTCCCCCCACAAGATTTCTTATTGCGTTTTGGCATTATAGCACCTAACGCATCGCCACTAAGTATATTATACCACAAAAAAGCACGCCTGCTACACTTTGAAACAATAAGCAGACGCGCTTTTACCACTATATAGAAAATGCTTTATTGTTTTTCTACACTCCAATTATATCAAGAATCCCCCACTTTTGGTAGGGGATTCTTGCGCATACACTAGCTAAATTATATCACAAACTAGCTAGAAATTGCAGAGCCATCTACGATAGCGGCAACGCCTTTTTCTTTGCCTTTCAAGATGAAGGAACCAAAGATGAAGCGGCCCAAGAGGATGGAACCAGATACAAACTCAGAATCAGTGATGATTCGGGTTTCAGTCACTTGGCGGACACCAAGCAACGCATCACGATGGCAGATAATTGCCTTGACGCCGGTTGGGAAGTAGCTGGTTGGGACCTTTACTACTGGCACGCCATCGAGTTCGCCAACAAAGCCCTTGCCAACGAGTTTGTCGTTGTAGCCAGAAGCTAAGACGTTGGTCGTGATAGCGGTCTTGATTAGGTTGTATTCGGCAGGAGTCACCCAAAGAACACGGCCTTCAAGTGGAGCTTTGCACTCATCGAGTCTTGGTAAGCATCGGTTGTTGGAGTGACATACTGGGTGACAGCAATAGCACCAGCGGTTGCAGTTGCAAGGCGGTCTTTGTCAATCATTGGGATGATTTGTTCGTTCATCTCATAGCGCATGACTTCGCCAGCCTTCTTGGCACGCATCTGTTGTTCATAATTACCACGGTCAATTGCGATTTTGAAGCTTTTGTCGTTGGTAAGTTGATAGGTCGCAACCGTATCGTTGAGTTCAGCGTTGCCACCGAAGCGGTCGCCAGTACCAGAGCGGTTGTAGTTGCTTGGAGCAACAGTCGTCACGGTGTAGACCTTGCAGGTATCTACTCCATCGAAGTCATATTTCTTGTTGACCCAATTGTCAGTGTAGGAAGCATGCGTGAATTGTTGATCCAATTGAGGCGCATACTTAATAGCTAAATTAGCAGGCATTTTAGATTCTCCTAAAAAGTTAAAGTGTTAGTAGAGAACCGAAACAGACTGCATTGAGGTCGTTAGTCGCCGAGCAATCCGGCGGCAAATTCATCGTCAGCCTCTTTCGGTTTAGCAAATTGCGTAGAGTCGGTCGCCATAGGTGCGGTACTCTTTGCGCTTTGC